GGGAATAAAATCGCCTAAACACGGAGGTAAAAGCAGATTATCGTTGGATGTGTAATTTTTAAACATTATCTTTGGGATATCTTGACTTGATTCCCTAAGATACAAAAAATTAGGGAGACGGGCAAGTTCTGACTGAGCGAAGTTAGGACTTGCCCGATTTTTTTGCAGACACAAAAAAGGCCGTCTCATTTTGAGACAGCCTCTATCCAAAACACTCTAAAACATGATTTCCAACTCAGACATAGAAAAGATTCTTGACCGTGCCGACATAGTAGACGTAGTAGGACAATTCGTCCAGCTGCAACGGTCCGGAGTCAGATACAAGGCATGCTGTCCGTTCCATCAGGAAGACACCCCGTCCTTCATGGTAGACCAGGCACGCGGCTTATGGTACTGCTTCGGTGCTTGCAAAGAAGGTGGCAACGTCATTAAGTTTGTGGAGAAAATAAATAACATGAACTTCCCAGAGGCGTGTCACTGGCTGGCCGACAAATACGGTATCGATATAGAAGACAAGAAAGAAGAGAAAAATCCGGAAGAGCTAAAGGCAATTCGCAAACGTGCGTCCATGTTCGCAATAAATGAATTTGCGGCTCAATACTTTCTTGCGAACCTGCAAAAAACAGAAGCTGACGCCGCACGGGCCAAAATCAAACAGAGATGGGGTGAGCAATATCCTCAGGAGCAGGGTATCGGTTATGCACTTCCTTCCTGGTCCGCTTTTGCAGACGCAGCCATCAAGGCCGGATACTCTGCCGACCTGCTGGTAGAGTGCGGACTGATCCGGAAGCGCAAGGAGGGTGACGGATATTATGACTTCTATCGTGACCGTATCATGATACCCATCCGCGACCGGTTCCGGAACATCATCGGGTGGACTGCCCGCGACATGAGCGAAGTAGATGGTACCCCCAAATACCTCAACTCCTGTCAAAGCGATATATATGACAAGTCCGACAGCATATTCGGTATTGACAACGCCATCAGGCAGGCTGCCAAAGAAGAAAAATTTTATTGTGTGGAAGGTGCCCCCGATGTAATGCGCCTGCAGTCCATCGGCGTAAACAACACCATTGCCTCGCTGGGTGCTGCCTGGACAAAGAAACAGTTCTACCAGATTAAAAGGTATGCCACTTCCCTTTGCTTTCTTCCGGACGCGGACGCCATCAAACCAGGCGAACAATACGGTACCGGAATAGCAGCCGTCATCAAGTCCGGCCAACTGGCCATGGAGTGCGGTTTCTCCGTATCCGTAAAGGAGATTCCCTGTGGTGAAGGAAATACGAAAAATGATCCGGACTCTTACTGTACCAGCCGTACCAAGTTCAAAGACCTTGACGAAGTAGATTTCATCACCTGGTATGCCGGATATGCCTTCAAGGCTGACGGTACCACCGAAGACAAAAGTTCAGCCGTATCCAAGATTGCCCAGATGGTGGCCATGGTCGGTGATGAAGTCAAAGAACAAATGTACCTGGAGCAACTGAAGAAAATCTATAACCATAAGAATCTTTGGCTGACGGCCATCAACCGTGAAAAGAAGAAAATTTCCGAATCCAGGGCAGACAAGACACAGACCATCAACCGGGATTTGCTGGCCAAATATGGGTTCTTTGAGTCCAACAACTGTTATTACTCGACCAACGACGGGAAAGAATATCAGTGGTCAAACTTCGTGATGCAACCGATGTTTCACATCAAGGACTCTCTTAACCCCAAGCGACTGTACCGCATCAAGAACCAGAACCGCCAGGAGGAAATCGTGGAGATGAAACAAGAAGACCTGGTGTCGTTATCAAAGTTCAAACAGAAGGTCGAAGGACTGGGTAACTATATCTGGCTGGCTACCGAAAAAGAAATGACACGCCTGAAGATGTATCTCTATGAGCAGACGGAAACCGCGGTGGAGATTACCCAGTTAGGGTGGCAGCGCAAAGGATTCTATGCGTTCGGCAATGGAGTATTTGACACCGAATGGCACCCGGTAGATGATTATGGCATTGTTCGCCTGGGCGATAAAGGAAACTACTACCTTCCGGCCTCCAGTCTGATTTACCGGGACGATGACAAACTGTTCCAGTTCGAGCGGCGATTTGTCCACCTGAACTACTCAGGCATCTCCATGAGAGACTACTTTTCCAAGCTGGTAGGAGTTTTCGGAGATAATGCAAAAATGGGTATCTGCTTCCTCCTGGCCACATTGTTCCGTGACGTGATTACCGGTTATACCAAGAGCTTCCCCATCCTGAACCTGTTCGGGCCGAAAGGTTCTGGAAAGTCAGAGCTCGGTCACAGCCTGATGTCCTTGTTCATTATCGACAACACACCTCCCAACATTCAGAATGCCACTATCCCGGCACTGGCCGAGCTGGTAGCACAATGTTCAAACGCCCTGGTACATATTGATGAGTTTAAAAATAACATTGACATCGACAAACGCGAATACTTGAAAGGTTTATGGGATGGAGCCGGGCGCAGCCGTATCAACATGGACAGAGACAAGAAGCGTGAGATAACAGCCGTTGACTCAGGAGTCATCCTTTCCGGACAGGAGATGGCAACAGCTGATATAGCTCTCTTCAGTAGACTTATATTCCTGACGTTTTCCAAATCAGAATTTACCGATGCGGAAAAGAAACGATACAGCGAACTGGTAGACATTCGCAAACGAGGCCTGTCACACCTGACCCTTCAGATATTGCATCATCGGGCAAAGATGGAGCAACAGTTCGTCAGCAACTTTCATTCCTGTTTGTCAGACATTATTGAAGGACTGGGGGCGGAGAAAGTGGAAGACCGAATCTTGCGTAACTGGATCATACCACTGGCAGCCTTCAGAACGCTCGAGAGTGTGCTTGACTTGCCGTTTTCATACCAGGATATTCGCAAGGTTACACTGGATGGCATAGTCCGTCAGAATGCAGAATGTAAAAGTAACAATGAATTGGCCAACTTTTGGAATGTGGTATCTTATCTGCAGCAGGATGGTGAGATATTTATCGAAGGTGACTACCGTATAGAATATGTCAATAAGTTCAAAAGCAACCTGATAAAGATTGAACAGCAGTACCAGGAACCCAAGGCCATCCTGATGATGCGCAAGAACCGCATCTTCATGCTGTATAAAAAGTTCGGCAAGCAGGTTGGCGATTCAATTCTTCCGGAAGGCTCGCTGGTGTACTACCTGGAGAACTCCAAGGAATACATGGGTAAAAAGAACTCAGTCCGGTTCAAAAACATACAGCGTGGTGTGGAAGTTCAGAAAATAGAAACGACTCCCACCGGAGGAATATCCTACAAAAAGACCTCGACACCGGACATTGCCCTGTGTTTCGATTACAAGATGATTAAGGATACTTATAATATTAACCTCGAAGTAGAGGTGGAAGGCAATGAGACTACAAGTGATGATTTAGATGAGTAATAAAAATGGTTTTAGAGTTGTAGAAAGGCGTGGCGTCGTGAGGACGCTGCGCCTTTTTTATATGCCCGGAGCAGTACTCACCCTTTTCAAATGGGGTGAAAAAGGCTTCTACACTTTCTACACCTTCTACAATGTTAATAATGAGATATTTATATATTCTACATACATTCTACAAACCTTCTACAAAATTCTACAAAATGCCGTTTTTGTTAAAACCTTCTACAAATTACTTCATTTTCTACATAATTTCTACAATTGTAGAAGCCTTATAAAATTATAAACTATTGATTACCAGTATATTATATTTTTTGTAGAAAGTGTAGAAGGTGTAGAAGGCAAAAAGTATGTCATATCTGGAAATATACTTTTTGCTTTTGGAGCAGATTAATGACAAATTTATTTATCTAAAAAGTAATATATATATTATATTTGTAATAGATAATCAATTCATTATGAGCCACATTGTGTTTTATATCAAACTGGAGCCTTATTTAAAGCAATGGCTTCACAATAGCCTGGGAAATCCGGTGGTATTTCCACCGCAGAGTAATGAGAATGCTGTTATCCGCCGTTTCCTCCGGAAAAGACCACCGGAAGTTCAGCCGGAAATGGCAGAAGACGAATTGACAGCCATCGTCATTCCCGACAGCAAAGCCAAACCGCCGCAATATTATAACTACCTAGGCAAAAAAGCCAAAGCAGCTGTAAAGGAGACCATCGAAGACCTGTTCCGGGCGAACCTCTGGAATGAGATGAGCGACCTGACCAAGCGCGATTGCGGCCTGAACAAGACCATCGCTGCCTGGTGTGAAATGCACGGCATCGATGACGACTATTCGGAGACTGTCAGACAGAAATACTACCGCATGAGGACCAGTTATAGCCGGAGAGGTATCTTTTTAGGTTCTTTAACCAGAAAACACTCGGATGAGTAGGCCGTTTTTGTACAAACCCAAACAACACCGAACACACATAATCCAATAACGATAATCATGGTACATCTGATTCAGAACATTAGAAAAGTAGAATGCATCGAGGCCTATCACCTTCAGCATTCAGACATCATAGCCGACCGGGGAGTATGGCTGAATGTCTACCAACAATTCAGCCCAATTTCGACCATCGGGCTGAGTTCAGTCGAAATTTCCGACAAAATCGAGAACAAACAACGCATTTTCACCACCAAACTCACCATGTTCCGGTCAAAGAAGCTGCTACCTGGTGCCAAAAAGTTCTGCTTCAAGGTAACAACCGTCACCGGCTCCCAGTTCCTGATTGGTTCATCCGAAAAGCCCTACCCCGTCATACAAAACGAAGAGACTTTTCCGTCCGCAGCCAGCGGACGGGCAGGTGTTACCGTCACAGTAACCCTGACCTCCCCTATTCCAATGCTTGCCATATTAGATTAGAGTCTTTTTATGCAATATATATAAGGTATAATATTGCGTAGACTAATTTTCGACAACATGGATTATAGTATTAGTATTGATTCACACATCGGTCCTTGGGGATATTCGAAGAACTATATCCGAAGCCAGATGTCAGGTTTGAAAAACAAGCCTGTCAATGTGCGTGTATCGTCCCTCGGTGGCTCGGTGGACGATGCGCTCGACATCCGGCAGCAGTTTCTTGATCACGGCAACGTGACTTGCTACCTGTATGGATACGTAGCCAGCGCGGCTACCATCCTGGCTACCGGTGCCAAGAAAACCTGCATGTCCAGATATGCATTCTACCTTATTCATAAAGTGTCAAACTGGGTGGATGCCTGGGGCAACTACAATGCCGACCAGATTCAGCAGCTTATCGACGACCTGAAGGCTAACAAGCTGGAGAATGACAAAATGGACTTGGTGCTGGCCAACCTCTACGCCAACAAGTGCAAGAAAAAAGTAGATGACATTCTTCCAATCCTGAAAGAAGGACGCTGGCTTACTGCCCAGGAAGCACTTGAATACGGATTCATTGACGAAATCATAGAAGACGGCTCAAAACTGAACTTCGACGATGCCATGAAGACCCGCTTCAACATATTCCATCTTCCGGCATTGCCCGCGATGGAGGACAAGACCGAAAGTCCGGAAGCAGAAACAGCCCCCAGTTGGTTCAACAATTTCGTGAACAAATTATTCAAGGGACACCAGCCGGATACTCCACAGGCACAAAATAAACCACTCAATCATTCAACAACACAAATGAAAAAGGATTATCAGAAAGTCAATTCCATCTTGAAAATCGAGGGTGTGGAAGTTGACAAGGATGGTAAGGTAACGCTTACCGAAGAACAGGTCAAGGCCCTCAATGACCGCATCACCAATCTGGAACAGGAATCTTCTGATAAAGACAATCAGATTTCAGAGCTGAAAAAGCAGAATGAGAACCTGAAAAAGGCCGATGGTGAAGATACCACTCACATTAATGGTGACGAAGGTGAGGATGATGACCTCACAAAGCTCAACACAGCACAAGAAATGTTTAACGACGTAAAGGATTTGTTATAATGGCAGACACTACTGGACACGTAAAAATCACTGACGAACAGCTGGCTAAGTCGGCTATACGTTACCGTAAAGAATTACTGATGATGCCGGTACTGGCATTAGGTACCACATTGAAGCACATGAATCAGAGACCGGGAGTGCGCGGCAAAGAAGTTGTCGGGGAACTATCCGGAGACATTGAACTGGGTCCGTATGACGAAGGTCGAGAAGATACTGATGGGGTATCCATCAATCCACGAACCTTAGAAACCTTCCTTGGTAGCGTAGTAAAGAAGTTTTCTCCCAACTCCGTTTGGCAAACCGTATATGGGAACTTGATTTCCAAAGGTGAATCACTGAAGAATGTGGATATTTCCCGTCAAGTGCTTGCTTTCTTGACTGCAAAACTGGGTGCAAATCTGAATCTGCATATCTGGGATGCAAAACGTAACGACAGTGGCACAAAGACCAAGGAACTGTTCAATGGTTTTGATACAATTACCAAAACCGAGAAGGACGCGGCTAAAATTTCAGAGGAATTAGGAAACATGTTCACTATCGAAGCTATCAGCAAAGACAATGCTGTAGATGTATTAAAAGCCTTCTACCGTGCAGCTGACCCTGTTTTGCGTGAGACCCAAACAAAATTGTACATTCCGCAAGGCGTGTATGATAATTATGTCGACGATTACCAGGCGACCGCAGGACACGTACCTTACAACACCGGATTCGAAAAGACTTATCTCGAAGGCTCCAACAACCTTTGCGAACTGGTTCCGCTAGCGAACAAGGCTGGTTCACCGTTCATTCACCTTTCTACTAAAAGTAACATGCTCGTAGGTTTCGGTAATGGAGCAGATGCAGAAAACATTACAGTCGAAAAGCATCATGCCTTCAAGCTGGATTACATCGCTACAATGTTCTTCGGTACAGAGTTCGAATCAATATCTAAAGAGCGTCTGCTGGTGGGTACCATCGACGGTACAACTCCGGTTCTCGCTGGCATAGGAGGGTAAATTATGGCAGTAGATTGTACAAGCAAAGGGATGTACGAATCCCTTTCCTGGTGCCCAGGTCAGACCTCGCAGCCAGGTATCAGACGTAAGGTTTTCTTCATTCCGAAAAGCTGGATTGAAAAATGGCCGGTGCTTCCTGACATTGACGGAGCGGAGAGCATGGCTGCATTAGCCACATACGAAGGCGACTTTGTGCTGGCGGCAGACAAGAAATGGCAGTACCTGGAGGTATTGACCACCAAATCCAACATTACCTCTGATTCACAAGGTGAAAAGCCTTCCAAAACGATTCTTAACAAAGCCACATTGTTATATGCCGGTACAGACGAAGAAGCATCAGGATTTTGCCGACAGGCAAATAATGATGAGATGATTTATCTGTGCCAGCAGCGTAACGGAAAGTTTCGCGTGGTAGGTTCAGAAGCTTATGATCCTGATACAACAATCTCCCAGACCTCCGGCGAAGGAGAAACAGGTACAGCGGGAACTACCCTCACGGCACAGTGTACGGACATTTGCCCGTCACCGTTCTACACAGGTAAAATCGAAACAGAAGATGGCGACATCTCCGGAGCGGATGGTAGCGCAATCCTTCCGGGTGGATAATAATAGGAGGCTACAATTATGTACATAGATGAACAGTTAACCATAAACATGCAAGGCTGGCTCAATACGGAGCCGGCCAAGCGTGACCTGATGAAAGGTGCGGAAATGGTGCTCAAGCTGACCCGTAACCGCATCCTTTATCAGAATATTTCCCACAATCCGCAGAAGTTTGCAAGCAAGATTGAATATGAGCTGAAGAAACATCTGGCCATCCGCCTGGATAGAAAGACGATTCAAGACGTGGTCAAGATGGACAAAGAGCTGGTCCCGGCCGTAGCTGAAACACTGGCCACCTTCCAGCCTGAAATCAGTTCCGACGACGACACGCCGCAGGGGGCGACCATTGCTAAAGGCAAACGCACGGATCATGATTCACTACCCGAAGAAATCCGTCAGCTGTGGGAAGACAACAAAGACATCTATTTCCGCTTGAAGCAGACTTTTGAGACTTTGAAAACCATGAAGGATGCTCTTCCATGCGACAGGTACGAATACCTGAAGCAACTGGAAGAGCTGGATGCCAGATATCGGGATAACATGAACAAGTACGACCATTTCAATACGGACACTCAGGGTGCCGGCGGTACAGAAGGTGAATCACCTGAAGACCCCGCTGAAATGGCCAAAAAAGTCAGTGCAGCCCGCGGCTATCTGTCAGATAACAAGAAGAAACTGGCAGAGCTGAAGGAATCCGGAGACCAGGAGAAGTACGAGAAGCTGCTGGCCAAAGTACAGCAGAGATACGACTTCCTTATCTCCACTGGAAACAACGTAGGAGAAGACCAGGTGAATGCCTTACGTGAATTAGGGTTGAAAGCATGAAACATGTAAACCGATTGCTGAAGCCGTTATCCGATGTGCCGTTACAGGCGTACCTGGATAACCGGCTTCAGCTTTTTGATGTCCTCGAGTTCATCCTGTCACAGACCGGACCGGCTAAAGTCTACGTGTCCACCTTCTCTACTTCCGAGGAGTTCTTACGCAGATTGTTCTCCCTCCGAAAACGGCAGCTGATTCTTCACTCTGTCCTGATGGCCGACCTGAAGGCAGCCAAGAAGACTGTGAATCTGTACACCTTTATGTCTTCCGTGTTCGATGACGTGTACCTTACGGAGAATCACTCCAAGGTACTGCTTATCGAGAACGACCACTGGATGGTTACAGTCGTTACCAGCCAGAACCAGACGCGAGGAAACCGGACCGAATGTGCAATGATCACGACGCAGCCCGACATCTTCCTTACCTTACGAGACCAGTTTTCCGAAATTATTAATACCCGTAGCATACACCTCAATGGAATTCACTTCAGCACAGATTGACAGAATCAAAGAACTTGCCACGATGCTCACCCCAGTATCAGACATTGCAGTCCTGATGGACGTAGACGAACGCCGTTTGCGAGAAATCATTTCCGACAAGTCCCATCCGGCCAGCATAGCCTACCGCAAAGGGAAAGCCGAACGGGCATTGCAGATCCGTCAAAACGAGCTGGAGCTGGCCGAAGCCGGAAGCCCGCTGGCGGTGCAGCTTGTGGGTTCCTACATCCGTGACATGGATTCCGACGAAGATTTATAACTATGCCATTACCCGCAACGATTGATATTGCCAAAGAAAACCTCTTCGCCTCGGTCGACGAGATGCGAGAGCGTAACATTCCCGAAGTCATCCAGCAGCGTCTGCTCCGGCTTCGGGACATGTATAATTACTGGCTCCAGTACCCGCGCATACGGGAACAGGAAATAGTGCTCGAGCTTCAGAAGCGATACCAGATACAGAAGTCAGCTGCCTACGAAGACATCCGCATCATCAAATACCTGCTGGGTGATTTGAACAAAGCCACCAAGGACTACCATCGCTACCGCTTCATCCAGCGCAACGAAGAGAGTTACGAGATGGCCAAGCGCATGAAGGACGCCCGGGCAATGGCCGCCTGTGACAACTACTACGCCAAATACATGCAGCTCGACAAGGAAGATGCCAAGGACTTAGGCTACGACAAGATTGTCGTGCAACCCTTCCAGCCAGACAGCGACCCGACGATTATCGGAATCAAACCGATACCGAACATCCGGCAGCGCATTGCGGATAAGATAAAGCAGTACATGAATGAGGATGTTCAGGACATCCAGTTTGAGGATGCCGACTTCAACGAAGACGACATTTTCAACCCTAAAAAATCACAGGAGGCACCCGAACCATGAGAGAATACTTCCATGACACCCAGCAGCAGGTCCTATTCACCCCGGCAAAAGACATAGTGCTTTGTGCCGGACGTGGTTGGGGTAAAGGTCCGATTCATGCCGCCATCAACCTGCGCAACATGCAGCGCATGCCAGGAAGCATCACAGGCTTTGTGGCAGCCAACTGTAAGCGTGCCCTCACCAATACCATCCCGTCCATGCTAATCCACTGGCAACGCTGGGGCTTCAAGCGCGACGTACACTGGACTATCGGCAAGAAACCGCCGAAATCCTGGGGATGGGGTGAACCCATCTTCCAGCCCGACAACTGGGAGAATGTCATTTCCTTCTACAACGGATCGATAGGTTACATCATCAGCCAGGACCGTTCCGGAACATCCAACTCCTTTTCACTGGATTACCTGGACATCGATGAAGCAAAGTACATCGACTTCGAGCAGCTGAAAGACGAGACTCTTCCGGCAAACCGTGGTAACAAGCAATATTTCGGCCATCACTACTTCCACCATGGCATGCTGATTACCTCCGATATGCCGGTCACAAAGAAAGGTTCCTGGTTCCTGGACTACGAAAAGAAGTGCGACCCGGAACTGATTGAAGTCATCCAGGCAACAGTACATGAGATTTGGCGGACGAAGAAACGCATCCGCGACCTTCAGGCCAAATCAGAACCGATTCCTTTGTACCTGAAGGATTATCTGCGTACCCTGAACCGTGACGTGTGCCGCATGGGTTCTGTAGCTGTTCTGTACCGCGAGTTCTCCACGATTGAGAACATGCAGCTGCTGGGTGAAGCATTCATTAATCAGATGAAGCGTGACCTTCCCCAACTTACCTTTCAGACGGCCATCCTGTGCAAGCGTATCGGTATCAGCAAAGACGGCTTCTACTCCAGCATGACAGAGGGACACAAATACAATGCGACTGACTTCAGCTACCTGGACAGCCTGGAATATCAGTTCGACAAAATCAAGGAGCCTTCCTGCCTGATGGATGCTGACCTCGATAGGGATAAGCCCATCTGCATCGCCTTTGACTTTAATGCCAACATCAACTGGCTGGTAGCCGGCCAGCCGGACCGGAACCGGCTGAAGGTGATTAAATCTTTCTGGGTAAAATACGAACGTAAGCTCGAGGCCCTGGTGGATGACTTCTGCAAGTATTACCGACACCAGCGACGCAAGGAAGTGATATTCTATTACGACAGTACGGCCTTAGGCTCAAACTATGCGGTCAATGACGAAGACTTTCATTACGTCATCGAGCGTGCTTTCCAGGACAGAGGTTGGGAGGTGCGTTCTGTCTATATAGGTCCCCCGATGAAGCACATCGAGAAGTGGCTGCTCCTCAACCGTATGTTTGCCGGAAAGGCTAAGCTCATTCCCTTCTTCAATGAACAGAACAACGAAGACCTGCTTATCTCCGTGCAGACTGCAGGCGTGTACAACGGCGGCAAAGACAAGCGAGGTGAAAAGCTGGCAGAGACAGAAGAAGACCAGCTTCAGGCGAGAACGGACGGTTCGGATGCGTTCGATACGCTGTGTATCGGCTGTGAACGTTTCCCCCAGATGACATTCGACATGTTTGTGACATCCTCTATGTAGTTTTCAATAAGCTAATTAGTTTTATTCTTAGGGTAAGCCCTGATGACCGTGCAGATGGTTGTCAGGGCTGTTTTTTTGTGCGCGAGTTGGCGTGTACCGTGCGCGTAGAAAGGTGTGCCGTTACATATTCCGATTTTTTCAAAGGTGCTAATTAGGTTTATGGCGTAGGGCGGTGGGGGGTCGGATTCCCGACGTCCGCATAAAATGCGGTGTTTGGCGGGCGTATTCGTTTGATTGTGTGCCGTTTTCGTTTCGGATGGCCGGAAAATCCAAGCAAACACCCCTGTTTTGGCCTGTTTTTTCAGGCTAATTTACTGACACCCAACCTGCTGGCGCCCGGAAAATTCAGAGAATTTCCCGGGTAACAAGGTAGAAAGACACTCGGTAGTCTTTCTGTACTGGAGATAGCGTTCACGCAGCGGCCCACCCGCCCCATTGCTTTCCCTACTGGCGGTATAGCTAAAGCTATGTATTGTTTGACTGCTCTTCTGTTCTTCTCTTCGGAATTTACATCGGTGTCACCTCTCACTGCCGGTTACGCCTTTTCATCACTGCAAAGGTAAATGTTACCTGCCGTATGCCAAGTTCAGGCGCTGTTCACTGTAAAAATCTCCACCCTTCCAGGGTAGTATTCAAGGCAGGGCTTTACGGTGAAAACTTGTCTTTCACGGCTGGCAACACCTTTTGACGCAGTGTAAAAGGCGAAACAAACCGACAGCGAAAGGCGACGGAATAAAAAAAACCTCAGAGAAGGAAGAGCAGAAGAAAAGGCTCACTACCTCGGCTCGAGGTTCAAGAATAAAAATCTAAAACCACTGATATGAAAACCTTTACCGAATCCATGCTAAACCAGTGCAGAAAGTACATGTTCAACTTCTTTGACTACCTGCCCACAAAGTATCAGGCCAACGCAAGAGACTGGCAGGTGAGAAAATTCGTGTGGGCATTCAAAGACGGTAAATGTGCCGTTTCAGCTGCCCAGCTTGTCGCAAAGAAAATCCGCGAGCAGTTTGGCACGTCAGCGAGTGACATGGTGTTTGTCTGTATCCCAGCCAGCAGCCAGCGGAAAAATGAAATCCGATACAGAGAGTTTTCGGAAGAAGTGGCCAGACTATCGGGAGCAGTAAACGGATACAGCCATATCACGGTAGAGGGTGAACGGCTGGCAATCCACGAAAGCAAATCAGGTAAGCACGTAAACGACGTGCAGGTAATCAAGTTCGACAAGGAGTTTTTCAAAGGTAAAAAAGTACTTGTTTTCGATGACGTGATAACCCGTGGGTACTCCTACGCTCGTTTTGCCTGCCATTTGGAAATGCTGGGAGCTTCGGTTTTGGGAGGTATGTTTTTAGCAAAAACCTTATTTGTATAACAATTTAATAAACAACATTATGAAAGATTTATTCGAAATTTGCGGAGAATGCCGCCACTTGAGCGACGCAGAAGTAGTTTATCAGCTCACCAACAACAAAGAAACAAGCAATCAGGTGAACGCCATGTTAGCGAACGGCAGCAATGTGTCAATAGAAGACATTTGCAACCTGCTTACACCGGCACGCCGAGATATGGCACTGGCAGTCATTGAACTATACAAGAGAATCAAGGAACGGAAGAACAACTACAAGCGTATAACTTCCAGCGCAGATGTTTACGAAGTGATGCTTCCCTACATGGCAGACCTGAAAGTAGAGGAATGTTGGGTTATCTTCCTGAATCAGGCAGCCCGAATCATCCGCAAACAGCGTATCTCAGTCGGAGGGCTGGCGTCTACTCAGGTAGATGTAAGAGTGATTTTACACGAGGCCCTTTCTTGCAACGCCGTATCCATGATACTCTGCCACAATCACCCGTCAGGTAATTTCCAACCAAGTAAGGACGACGACCGTCTGACGCATGCCCTGCTGGAAGCGGGACGAATTATGAATATCAGGCTTCTTGACCACGTGATAGTAACGGATGGAAGTTATTACAGCTACGGGGACGAAGGTAGGCTGTAGGGGCTGTAAATGGCTGTAGCAGCGTTTAGGGAGGTGGGTAGCGTCGCGGCCGCCCGCCGCCCGATTTTGCCTGCTGACACAAGCAAAATCGGGCGGCGGGAAATAAGGTATTTCGTTTTTACGCCTAGAATCGGCGAATTCTCCAAAAAGAAACTATAATAAAAAAACAAATAAAGAATGCCTTTTTTATAAATTAATAATAAGATTTCTATTGTATATCAAGAAAAACATCGTTAATTTGCAGTCAAAATCAAAAAATAGATTTATGGAAGGTCGTTATGATAATATCAGTCTCTCTAAAAGTCCAATAATAGAAATGACATTGGATATCATCTGCTCCTACAATATTCCAACAGAAGCTGTAGTAGGTGTTTTATATACAATATTTCAAAGAGACTCTTTTTTTGGCGTTACAAATATTCAAGGTCTTCCCGTATTAAATCTTCCTGAAGCTGTTAGGGAGAATGAAGCCAATCTAAGAAACAAACCAACTCATAGAATTGAATGTAGAAACGGATTGATTTCAGTAGGGCCACATATTCTTTCTATTAGCATCTTACCTCCTTATAAATCGTGGAGTAATTGTATTTCTTTTATAAAAAAAGCAATAGAGAACATACGCCAGCCTGGACTTATTAAGGAGGTAGGGAATATCAATCTTAGATACCTAAATTTTTTTAAATCGAATATATTCGACAACATTGAATTAAATATCAATCTAAGGGACAAAAAATTTATTTTCCCTTCAACTATTTTCAAGGTTGAAATTCCAAGCGAAAAAGGAAGAGTAAAAGTATTGCAAATAACCAATAAAGTGCATGTAAAAAATATAGCACTAGGATTTGATGATGATGGTTCATTGCTAGACATCATAGTTGTTTCCAAAACAGCGTCATTAGATAGTTTAATACAAAGTATTGAAGAAAGCCATCAGGATGCAAAAAACCTATTTTTTGATTTACTTAAGAAAAATTTTGTAAATAGTCTAATTTGATTATTATGAGTGCAAACATCATTAATATCCATTCAATAGCTTGTATCGTTATGAGTGGTGCTTTTGTTACAGCAGAAGCGCAACTTAATGATTATGCTGATCCAATAGAATATCATGTTGGAGATTTCTCTTTTGAAGATCAAATGAACCCACTAGAACTGAACAGTTCTTATAATGAAATGACAACATTTACAGTTTTAAAAGAGAATCAAGAAAAACCAGAAAAAGAACTTCTAAACAATTTTGTATCTTCAATTCTAAATGAATGCAAAAGTTTGGAGCCTGAATACTCAAAGCTTATTGACGATAATTTTTGGGATTTAATTTAATGAATGAATTAGATAAAATAGAGCTATATTTACCACAGTATCTATCGTCAGAAGATAAGACTGCGTTAAAAAAAGAATTAGCATCTTTTCCGACAGATGGAACAAAGGATACCATTTATACATCAGCAATGGGAAATGCTAATTATTTACTGCAAGGTGATGGAATTAGTGATATCCCATATATAAATTTTCCAGATACTAAAATCGGGAAGGTGCCTGGCATACTATTATCCAATACATGTGATATGTCAATGGATAATAAACGTATAAATTCTTGTCGTGTTTTATTTGCACCTTTAATTGATTTTGACAAGTACAAAGATTTAGTTCTGAGAACGTGCGGAAAAGAGAAAGCAGAGTCTCATTTAATAGATTTAAAAAAACAATATATAACTCAAGCCTTATTTTTACCTAAAGGTTGTGGCCTAAAGAATGATTCTATTGTTTTCTTCGACAAAGCTATAAGTTTGCCTTTAAGTGAAGAATTGGTACAAGAATTTTGCAAAAAGAAATTATTCACCCTTAGCAACTTTGGGTTCTACCTATTTCTACTTAAAATTTCCATTCATTTTACAAGGATACAAGAAAAAATCAATAGAACTACAGGGGAAGATTTGGGAGTAAAAAGAAATTAACGAAAAGCTTCTCTTTAACTCAGTTATTATTACATAAACCTTAAACAACAAATTATTGTTTGATTTAAGACTTAACCCCAACTATATTTACAGAGTAGTTTTATAAATAGCAGTTAATTCACAGATTATTCCTCTTGCTTATATTTTTATTTAAAATTGTATTATTTAGCACAAGAAACATAAGGTTTATAAATGGATAAGACTGATATTGATAAAGAAAATATAAATAAAAAAAGAATATCATTTCTTGGATTAGTAGAAATGTATATATGGATACTTATGGGTGTTGTCTCATATTATATATTTGTTCCTAAAAGCCCATCTAATAATATTACATATTTATCAATTACAATTATTTTATCATTCCTAATACCATTCCTTTTTAAACTCATTTTTTCTAGATTCCCTTTAGAATATTTGAGAGAAAAATATTTAAAGCATGGCAATAGTTTAGATGGTGATTTTTTCAGATTTCTAATTTATGATAAAGAATTGAACACTCAAAAAATATTAATTAACAATATTATTGAAAGCAAAACCAACGCAGATAGATTATTTTCTCAATCTAGAACATATTTATTTGTCGGTTGTGTTATTTCTATTCTTGGAGTTGTAATATTTTTCTTTCTTAACAATTATGCTTTTAAAATATCTGATGAACCAACATTTAGTATTAGTGATTTTATTGGTATAAAGCTGATAGAATATTTACCTCGTTTTGGTATACTTTTTTTTATCGAATACATAGCTTTCTTTTTCCTCAAACAATATCGTATCCTAATGGAGGAATATAGATATTATGAAGCAATAAAAAGGGAAAGACAAGATATTTTATCCGTCTATCTGTTAATCAAAGAATATAATGACAAACCAGAAATCCAAAAAACGATTATAGACTATATAGACAAGCATTCAGCCAAAGTCCCTTACATAACAGGCTCACATAAAATCAAAACTGAAAAATTAGTCTATGATGACTTAGATTTATTATCTAAAGTTACATCATTGATTCAAGCCGTAAAATCTAACGGAAAAGCTACAGATTAGCACAAAAAAGATACCAGTCACTATATCCCTCCCAGCGGAAACTCCCCCAAAAGTTTCCGCTTATTTTTTGCCCTCCTCTCAACATTTTATTACATTTGGACTATTATTTTTATAACAAATTTAATAGACACAAATGGAAACACAAGATTTTGTCGCAATAGACTTTGAAACCATGACACCGGAACTGACCAGTGCATGCGCCATAGGTCTTGTAAGAGTCCACAACGGGGTTATCAGTCAGAAGTTCTACTCACTTATCAAACCGATACCAGACTCCAGGACTGAACGTAACACCCATGTACACGGCCTGACGGATGAGATGGTAGCCGATGCCCCCACCTTCTCCGAATTGTTCCCTTTACTAAAATCCTTCATCGAAGATCTTCCGATTGTATGTCACAACAATTCCACAGACATCAACGTCTTCAGAAGCTGTATGGAATACTATGGCCTGACCGGCATTGACCTAAACCACTACGTCGATACACTCGAACTGTACGGCAAAGGTCTGAAAGTATGCTGTGAAGAAAACGGTATCCAGCTTGTCAACCATCACGACGCACTGGCTGATGCGGAAGCCTGTGCAAAGCTTTACCTTTGCTACCAGGGACACCTGGCGAAAGACCTTGCACATTACGACCTGAAGGAAGTAATGGCAAATAAGGAAGCACGCAAGTACGACCATGACACCCTGATGCCTTTATCCGAAGAAGACGTAGAAAATAAGGATACGATTTTCTTCCAGAAAAAAGTAGTGATTACAGGCATCTTTTGCGCCTACCCTGACCGTGATGAACTCGGTTCTATCCTAAAATCATTCGGTGCAGACATAAATACGACAATATCAGGCAAGACAAACATTGTCATTGTCGGAGAAGGTGCCGGCCCGTCTAAACTCAAGAAGATTGAAGAGCTCAATGCCAAAGGAAAGAACATCCGGCTCATTTACGAGAAAGAATTATGCGAAATCATGAACGAAATAACTAAACACTAAGAATATGGCTATCAAAAAAGAAAATGTAAACTTGACCTACGACGCTTTGTGGTTCAAGACCTTTATGGACAGTGGAGAATTGACATTCTACAATCGTGAAATCTTTATCTCTCCAGGAATGGCAGGAAGGCTGGACATCTTCATGCAGTTGCTGGGTAATGTGGGCGGATATGCCAGAACCACGAACTTCGACAAAGATCTTGACGTAGTGGTAGTATCAGATTACCTGATGAACAAATTCAAGAGCGGAGAGAAAGACGAATTCTTCCAAATGCTCGAAGACCTGATTAACGCCAGCGCAACTCCCTACCGGAAACTAAAATTCACTACAGAATCTATCGTACTTGAATCATTAAACACCCGGGCAAGCGGCCAGCTTCGTCAGAACAAGAAGGACTTGAAAGATAAGAACACGACTCCGCAGATGATTGAAGCAATCAACCAGGGCATAGAAAGAGATGAACTGATGCTCGGCATGATTAAGAAATATAAAGAATCTACCAAGGAGCCACAACAACAGAATTTATTTTGAGACATAAACAAGTATGATTGGATTTATCCTTATAATATTTTTAGCTGGATTTATATTTATCGCTTATTTGAAAAAATCGAACGACTCTTCAAATAACAAATCCAATGGAACGATAAGTAGCAATACTTCAAATTATGACAATAACAGAACACAATTAAATCATGCATCTAATACGCAAAAAGCTAAAGAAATACCTTCCACTGCAAAAAAAGTGAATTTTGCAGTGAAGGGTACATCCTATCGCTCTCAAGCCGATATTAATGCAGCAAGAAATGTTCGAGTAGGTGATGAACTTACTTTGATTCATGAAGCATATAATGATTATGACTCATTTGCAATGATGGTATTAACTTCCGATGGGCATCATATTGGTTATGTAGAGAAAAAGTATTCCATGTGCTTCTTTGCATATAAGGACAAAATATATAAATGTATCGTATCTAAAGTAACCAATGACGATGTACCATTTATATATGCCAACGCTTTTCTGCCTTTTGATGCACGTGTTCCGGACGATGACTTAAAAGTTCAGAAGATGACATCTAAAGAAGGGCAATACATAGGCAATGGAGTAACTATCAAGATTACTACCGAGCGTAGTCTTGCCCATGAAACCAACCCCGATTTGGATCTTGCTGAAAAATTAAAATATAGTGAGCCTGAAAAAGCCGTTGAGATATTTTTGTCATGCGCAGCGAATGAATCTGGACTGTATTCTTTACACCAGGCTTGCTTTTGCTATCGTAAAATGAAAGCCTATGATAAAGAAAAAGAATTGATACAGCAGATTATTGCAGTATGTAAAGACGAAGGCAAAGAAGAATACATTCCTGAATATGAATCACGGCTAAAATCTGTAGAATATTACATCAACAAACAGAATGAAAAAGGAGAACTGGACAAAGCGTATTCTCTCCAAAAGGAAGGAAAATATAAAGAAGCACTTGACCTTTATCTTTTTTACTTCAATAAAGATAAGTTTGTTTTAAACTTAACTGACAGAATCATCCAATGCTATCGGAAGTTAAATGACAAATCAAATGAAACAAGGATGCTTGAATATGCTCTAAAAAATAAACTTTCAGAATCAAACAAACTAAAATATGAAAAGAGATTAGAGAAACTGAAACAAGAGCAATAAGACTTTAGGCTATCTTTAATTTCATTGATACGCTTTGCTATTTATGAATAACAAGAAAAATTAATCACACTCAGTACTCCTTAACCAGTACCGCAGTACTTCCCTGAAAGTACTGGAGTACTCCCTATGTAGTACTGGAGTACTTCTTCGGAAGTACTGAGAAATGATTGAAAGGCTCTATAAAAAGCGGAAACCTCAAAAAAGTTTCTGCTTTTTCTTTTGCTATTTCAAAACAAAAACATACATTTGCGATGTCGTACATTTGAATCAGGCGAGATGGCTCGCCATTTTTATGCTGCGGGCATTTTTTATGCCTTGTGGTTTACTATATCGTATAAGTTCCGTCCCGTGTGGAGTCTTAATGGACCCACTGCCTGATTCAGGTGTACGACAACGGGGAGCGGAACTTTTCTTGTTCTCTTCCCGTACTTTATCAAAATATTGTTTCATTTTAAATGTCGTACAAAAATGAAAAATCAAATTGCCCTACCTGCAAACCAGGCAAAACAAAGCCATATATCATTATGGCTTAACCGTGAAAATGTATTGTTCTCCTCCATCATGGAAGAGAAAGTTTCCAACCGCCAGACTGTGCTCATTTCCCAGGCACTGGCTTCTTTCTGTATCCTAACCTGTTCCGTATTCACCCATTGGCTGGCCGCCATTGCCTGCCTCTGCTGGTTTGCTTGTTCCATTTTACTTTGCAAGAAAGGAGGTTTGCGATGACCGACTCTTCACAGCAACCTATATTCCGTGTCGATAAATACCAGGCATACGAAGAGGAAGCGGTACTGTTCGAACAGTATAGTATTCTTATGTACGGAAGTGAAAAACTATGCTGCACTCGTCCCGAAATGGAGCAGCTCAGTAATTTAATTCAACGCGCTTTAAACGACAGAAAGGAGGCAGAACATGGCAACCGATAAAATCAAATTCGACAAATATATCCTTCTCCGCTACTTTCAGGAATATCTTCCGGTAGACAAGGAGAGTGACAGTGTTATCTACAAAACATCCCAACAAATTCAGGATGAGCTGTCAGATATGGCAGAAATCAGCATCAACCAGATTGCCGCTACCCTGGTAGAGTTAAATTACAAACTCACCATCGGTCCCGATGGCCGGCCGGCATGGATGATGCAGCGCAGATAGACTGTAAGTTTTTAGATGATTACATTTTTTCTACATTTATATTGAGGTGTGGCGTCGTGAGGACGCTGCACCTTTTGTCTTTTTACCCCTTTCCGGAGCTGGGTATCTTTGAGAAAAACAAAAAATTATGCTCACTATTCCACAAGATATACCCGATTTCATCCTGTCCTCACAGCTGGACAACTTCACAATCAGCGCAGACAAAAGGGTAACCTTTGTGCTGAAGCAAGCAAATACGGTCATTCTGCAAGAAACCTATACTCAGGATGCCAACAACCAAATACACATTCTTGATTTGTTTTCCCTCATGGAGCCTTACCTTATCGGTTCACCGATGCTTCAGTTCAGCTACGAGGTATCCGCTTCCAGTGAAACCACCATCAGCAAGACCTTCACGGTGCTGTTATGCCGTCCCATCATCCCCTGCAGTGGAGTAGATTTCGTGACGAACTATTTCCTGACGACCTTGGCCGGGCGTGACAAAATAACCTCTTTCAACCGCACGGAAACCCTCTACCTTACTACCGGAAGTTTGTCTTCAGGTAGCACGACTATTCCAGTAACGGCAGAATGTATCTTCGTCAACGACCAGAACCAGCTTCTCAAATCCACGCGTTCACTGGGCAATGTGGCCGACTACGGTATCCGCTCCATAGACGTATCCCCTTCCCGATTTACCCAGTCCGGCTACCGGCTGTTGCGGTACACCATCCTGGCCGGCGCCCGGAAGCAGACTTTCCGCGTAGACCAGGACGAACCGGAATCCGTCGGCCTGAAGTTCCGGAACTCGTTCGGATGCGTCGAAACATTCTACTTTGTGGGCGGAGATACGGTAGAGCCGGAACTGACCCGGAGTGCAGCTTACTTCGCCGGGCAATACAAGAACTATTACGTAGACGAGCAGCGCAAGCACACACTCAATACAGGCTACATCCCCGAAGGCATGTTCAACCTGGCCGACGATGTGGCAAGGGCTACCGAAGTCTGGCTGATGGATGAATCCGGAGACATTCCGATAACCATCACCGAAAGCAATACCAGCCGGAGCGATGAAGACGACGGACTGTTTGCTTTCACTGTTTCCTACATCTTCGCATCCCGGTACCAGCAGCGGCTCCGTCTGCTTCCGGACATTTTCGACGACTCATTCGATGACACATACAATTAAAGCCTATGAACGTAATACATATCAAAGACGCATTAAGGCTGCTCGAGTCCGGGCAGCCCTGCAACCTGAAGCTCTGGAAACTCAGCACAGGTGACATTCTGGAATACAAAGGCGCGGTGTGCGTCAGCTCGCACTGGCGACAGGGGCTCCATCGGGTTCGCCTTCCGGCATCCGGCTTAATTCGTTCCTTCCGCGACATATCCCTTTTCGAAATTAACAACATGACAATTTACCTTTAATATGGACAAGACAATCCTGCAATACGACGGCGACTTCATGCCTGGTGAGATATTCGACATCGAGGTTTCCAACGTGGCCACCGAAATGGCTTCCGTAGAAGACAGCAGCCTGGTATTCGATGAAGATGCAAATGTAAAGACTACGCCTGTTCCCGGCCGGAAAGGCATGGCGTATGTCAATTTCGGTGAAGACAACCAGCTTCCGTTTAATATCATCAAGATGATAGGCATCGACGAAGTAATGAGCCAGAACAAGCTGTTCAACGTCATCACCTGTTACGGTGCCGGACTGAAGTACATGGACGTAGACACCAAACAGCCGACAACCCATCCCGAAATCAAACGCTGGCTGATTCACAACAGCCTGCCGCTATTCCAGCTCGAGCAGGCTACAGACATGAAGTATTTCTTTTTCTGTGTGTCGGTCATCATTCTTTCCAGGGACGGCAAAAGAATCAACCGGCTCATTCACAAAGAGGCCTGCTACTGCCGTTTTCAACAGGCCAGAAGGGGCAAAATCAATCACGTGATTTATGCCAATTTCCGCGAAAACGCTTCGCTCCGTCCGGAAGACTACGAAGTCATCCGTCTGCTGGATCCACGCGACCCGCTGGGCGACCTGATGGTGCTCATGGGGCGTGAACCTGGGTGCGATGGCGAAACAAGAGTACGTACTGAAGACCGTAAATTCGCTATTCTTGTGCGCTTCCCCACACCCGGCTTCCAGTATTACCCCATCCCCTACTACACCAGCATTTTCCGGGGTGACTGGTACGACATCAAGCGACTGATTGGGAAAGGCAAGAAAGCGAAGCTCCGCAACCATGCCAGCGTAAAGTACCAGGTCGAAGTACACAAAGACTATTGGAGTAACATCTGTGCGGAAGAACACATCACCGACCCGCTAAAGAAGATGGAGCGTATCAAAAAGGAGAAGGAAAACATCAAGAACTTTGTTTCCGGAATCGAAAACAGCGGCAAGGTTTGGATTACCGGATACTACATCGACCCGAATGGCCGTGAGGTCCGGATGGTACGTATCAATGTGGTAGAAACCGGCAAGGAAGGCGGCGACTGGAGCGAAGACATCCAGGAAGCCAGTAACATCACCTGCTACGGCGACAACATCCATCCCAACCTGGTAGGTGCCACACCGGGCAAGGGACAGAGTAACAACTCCGGTTCAGACAAGCGCGAGCTGTTCACGCTCAAGCAGGCACTGGAGATTCCTTTCCACGACCTGATGAACATCCCGCATAACATCGTCATCGAGTACAACGGATGGAGTGAGAAGGTGTATCCGGATGTGCCCATGGTATTGCTCACCACCCTTGACCAGAACACCGATGCCAAACAGAAAACAGCTTCAGACCTTGAAAACAAATCCTAAAACGAATCAATATGGCTATCACATTTTCACAAGAGATTTTCGAGAAGATTTGTTCCTCTGCCACCAATTCCACGGCAGAGGTGTATGATATGATTGCTCCTCACCTGGACGACACGCTTCAAAGCATCAACTGTGTGCTGCTGGGTGACATGGCAGACAAATTAGATACTGTTCCCGGACTCGAGCAGGCGGTCACAAAGCTGGTTTGTCTGCGTACCTATCAGGAGCAGATACCACAACTCGACCTGATACTGACCCCCACCGGCTTCGGTGTGGTATCCAACCAGAATCTGGCCCCGGCTTCAGCCGACAGAGTGAAGAACCTGCTGCAGCAAGTCACCAACGCAGCCGAAGATACCTACGACCGATGCCTGGAGCTGCTGGTCGGTACCAGCTGGGCAGATACGGCACAGGCCCGTATCAACATCCCGAACCTGATGTATACAGCCAAACAACTGAAGATGTACGTTGATTTTCCTTCAGCAGATGTACATCGTTCCAAGCTGCTCGAGTTCCGGACAAAGATGTATCAGGCAGAAGAAAAGATACGGCAGCACGTGTCGGCCGAGTTCTTCGACCACATCCTCGAACAGGCCCGGCACAATGCGTTCACCAAAGAAGAGTCTGCCATGGCCGACTACATGTGCAAATTCATCGGCTTCTGCATCGCAAAGAACTGGCCGGCAGCAAAGAGCATGCTGGAACGCATCGAGAACTACGCGGAATCCAAAGTAGAGGTATTCACCAGCTACAAGGACTCCGAGGCCTACAAAGTCAAACATTTCCAGACTTATCAGAATGAAAAAGATGATTCCACATACTTTTGGGGGTAGAATCCTCGACTTCCGGTTCCCCACTTCCTGGCAGCAGCTCAACCAGAAGCAGCTTCGTTACGTATTCCTGGTCATCACCCTGTTTTCTCCGGTCAAGGCTAAGACTTACGTTTTCATGCGCTTCACCGGAATCCGTGTCCGGAAGCGAGTGAAAGGAGGATGGCTCTGCACCTTCCGCCTGAACTGGCACAAGAAACTGAGGTTCATCCTTCAGGACTGGCAGGTGCGCAGTTTCCTCCGGCAGATTGATTTCATCTCCGAGCCCAACGCTTATCCCGTCCGGCTGGACAGGATAGGCGGTCGGTATGCCATCGATGCAATGCTACACGGCCTGAGTTTCGAAGATTACCTTTGTTGTGAAAACCACTACCAGGGCTACCTGTATTCGCAGGACGTATCCCAGCTCAAAGCCCTGTATGGCTTCCTCTACAAGAAGAAGCCGGGTGTCAAAGGTTCACTGAAAGCCGCCTTTTCCCGCATCAAAGAATACGAACTGGTTTCCGTATTCCTCTGGTGGGGAAGCATCAAACTGTACTTCGCTTCCCTTTTTCCCCATTTCTTTCAGCCGTTCCACCAGAGGGCCGACGCTGATCAGCCGGAACTGCCCGACCTGATGGACGCGATGAACGCCCAGATCCGGGCACTGACCGGCGGTGACGTGACGAAAGAGAAGGAAGTCCTGCAGATGGACTGCTGGCGGGCCCTGACCGAGCTGGATGCCAAAGCACACGATATTCAAATTCTAAAATCAAAACAAAATGGACACAAGTAAATTCTTTGACGGCCATGCCTACTTTAAAGAACTGACCGAGAAGAACAAGCTGGCCAAAGCCAACTCATTCTTTCCATGTTCCTGCAGCGGAATCAATTCACTCCAGGATGTGCTCGACAATTTCCGGAAACAATCCGCTTTCGTCTGCGTCGATGATACCAACGACGCAGCCACCGAACAAATCGGAGGTGGCTGGTTCAAGAAGCGCACCTTCACGGTATTCCTCCTGATTCGTTACCGCTACGACGACATGACCGAACGTGCGGCAAAGCTGGACATCTGCCGGCAACTCTTCCGACAGTTCCACTCCCGAATGATCCGTGACAAATACATCTACGAAGAGCTGGACTTATCCTTCCTGAATGTATCCCGCATCTACACCCGTGAACTGGGCGAATACTTTATTTCCGGATGCACCGGCTTATACTTTATGGTCGAACTGACCGAACCTACAGATTTATGTTATAAGGAGGACGAGTGGAATGGCTAATACAGACACAAACAGGCCGGCGGCTACCGATGAAGACCGCAGAAAATATCAGGAAGCCTGGGCAGAAATGATGGTGAATATCTGGCGTGAAAAGATTGAGAGGCTGCACGTCATTAATACTTACTCGCTTCACCAGCAGATACGCGATAACGTCATATCTGCCACCGACTCAGTATCCACCATTCAGCACAAGTTTCTGGAGTACGGCATATACCAGGACATGGGTGTCGGTAACGGATATACCAAAGGTAACGGCGGAGACTTAGAGATATTAAACCCGGTTTATCGTGAGGAACACGGGTTAAATGTGCCTCGCAAAGTTGGTCCTAAGCCTGGTGGATACTATACATCCGGCAATCCGCGTAAACCTCGAGAATGGTTTTCTCGGCCCTACTTTGCATCCATCATGGTACTGAAGGAACAGATGGCCTACATGTACGGAGAAGAGTTCTGCGGTTTGCTTGTCGATAAAATCGAGGAAGCAAACCATAAGCGCAGCACCACTCTCAAATCACGTTTATACGGAACGCACAAGCGTAAATAAAACAATGTCTTTTTGAAATCTAACTCGGTAAGTTTACTTCGTAAAAAACTCAGAATTATGGCAACAAAAACATTCGAAGAATTAAAGCAACTGGCCATCCAGATCCGCGACGAAAAAACAAACAAACAGAACACAGCCACCCGTGTAGGCACGGCAATGCTGGAACACATAAACAAGCTCGAGCAAGATTACTATGACAAAACTCAAACCGATGAAGAACTGAAAGAGCGGGATGATAAACTTACCGAGCTATCAAAAAGAAATTATACAAAAAATGAAGCATTAAATTCTTTAATTAAAGAAATATATGTCATAGGGGCAAATAGAGGCAGCACCTACATAAAGAATATACATAGACAAGGCGGAAGTACTGGTGATGCTCGTGGATATATCGTTGTAAAAGTAGGAGAAAACGAATATAACCTTATTTTAGAGAATCCTCCAAGAGTTGCTGATGCTGACAATAATATTATTAAAAAAACTACTGAAGAAGGAGTAACTTTCTATTTTTTGATTGATTGGCAGCAATTAGAACCTGGAACTGGAACTAATAATAAAGAGTATTTTTCATTGACATCCAACGCTTACACGTTGAGTTCAAATCCGCAAATTGCTACTTATTTATCAGCAGAGTTCCATTATTTATCACCTAATGATATATTAGAAGGAAAATATGTTTATCAAGGAACTGGTAATGTATTAGATGCAGGTGGTAATAACATATACGTATATAAATTATCTTCTAATAGGAAATACAGAGTAAAAGGAACACTTGAAGGAACAACAACATTTGGAGTTTACGGAAAATATAATGACAAAGAGCTATCAGAACTTTTGTATCTATATTCTAAAGATATTAACGGACGCGTTGTTGTTGACGAAATCATTCAAGGATATGATGGATATTTAGCTGTATCATGGCAAACTTTAAATGCAGAAGTATATACAGATGGGATTGGAGACATTATCAGTGATGTTGATGATATTAAGTATAGATTAGCAACAAATGCCAAGATTCAAAAAGATGGATACAGTCAAGGGTATATCAACACAAGTGGGCAAATTATTGAGCATGTAAGTTACCTTGCAGATTACTATTCATTAACTCCTGGAAATAAATATAGAATACTTGGAACATATTCAGGAGTTCCAGGTACTGCTACTTTATCATTCTGGAAAGGTGATAAATTTATTAAAACTGTTCTTAATACTAATGAGATAGATATATCAGCTCCAGGTAGTACCATTAATATAGATTATTTCTTTACTGTACCATTGGGTGTAGACAAAGCATATATCACTAACACTAATGGAAATTCTCTGTTTTTATATAAAGTAGATGAAATTAAAAATATAGTTCAGACGGATAATTTAGAATCTTTGTTGTCAAAGATTACAGTTGGAGGAAATCTAATTAACCCATCAAATGAGATACTTTCTAAATATCTAAATTCATCAGGAAATTATGTTGAGAATCCAGCTTATGTAATTAGAGAATATTCTGTAAAAGAAGGACAAGAGTATAAAATAAAAGGGGCTACAAGAGGAACTAATGGAGTCGCTTGCTATGCCTTATACAAAGGAGAAGCAAAAGCCAGTAATTTGGTCAGCATTTATACTATTAAAGACTTTTATGGCAGTGATTATGAAGGAGCCACGCAGGCTACTATTGATTTTTATATTAAAGTACCAGAAAATGTAACTCTCATATCTACTTGTTCTGTTCCTGCAGATGCTGATGATATGTTGCTGCTTGATATTGCTAATACAAAAGATTATATAGATATAAGCTTAGGTATAAAATATGTAGATTGTCTTGGAGATTCTTTAACTATGGGAGCTTCAAGATTTGGATGGTATGAAAATACCTTACAAGAATTACTTGGATCTTCTAATTATAAGGTTAGGAATTGGGGTGTAGGAGGAGAGACATCGGCAAGTATCATGGCACGTCAGGGGTCAGACTGTGTAAAATTCCAAGATGATTGGGTGCTTAAAGCTGATATGACACCGACACTTGTCATGGATACAGATGGGGGTAATATCACAATTAAGACACAGAAATACAATACGGTTGTTGCCTTATTACTTCAAGGAGCTGAAAATGATTCAGGACAACAAAGTAGAGTTGTTAACCCATGCTATATAAATGGTATTAAATGTACCATGAACTATCAACAAGGCTCAGGATATTCAAAAGGAAAATGGTATATAAAAAGGAATGAGGCTGGAGATAGAGATATAACAATACCAAAGAATACACCAGTCTATTTCAACACTGGTAGAGAAATGGGAAAATCTGAAATAACCATTATATGGATGGGTGCAAATGACGGAACTTACTCAAACTGGCAAGATTTAGTTGATAAACAAATAATGGCGGCTAATAAAGTCTCTAATAAAAAATTTATCGTTGTTGGATTGCACAAATTGAACAAAGAAAACGGAGAACAATATGAGGCACTTATGAGAAATACATTTGGAAACAAATTCTTTAACATAAGGGAGTATATGAGCACTAATATGATATATGATGCCGGAATAGAACCAACTGAAGATGATTTAGAGAAAATGGCTGCTGGAGAATGCCCGCAATCCCTTCTTTACGATGGCACACACTTAAAGCCAGAATCTAATAAAGCATTAGGAACTATGCTTTATAATTTATGTGTAGCATTAGGGTATATAAAATAACTCGGTAAGTTTCTAAAAAGCATTAATTAAGACAATAGATTTGTAAACCAATGGATAATTAAACGAACCAATATAATTTAATTTACAGATATTGTTATGATAAGAATATATCACTACTTTTGCATAAAAGCTAAAAATATGTTTGAGAATTTTGCATCTATAATGAATAAAGCTTCCGTACAAAATGAAAAAAGCAACATTCTAAACGGATTAAAATTACCTATTATTGCTGTTTTTTTATTAGGTGTGGTTTTAATATCATTTGCCTTAATAACAACTAATACTATTTTCAGTTATATCTTATTAGGATGTGGACTAGCTGTAATGGTCATCGGTTTACCAATCCTAATATGTGTGTATTTGCATTTTTATACTCGATCATATAATGAAAACCCTATGCAATTATATTCCGAGAAATTTAACAATGATCAAGCCGTTATAAAAATATTTGGTGAGCGAGGTACAGAAGCAAACCTACGACTTCCTGAATCTCAATACTTATATGATACAAATGAACATAAAAAAGAGGAGGGAATTCAATGAAAGTTTTTTTATTAATATATAATGAAATCAACGGCTCAAATTTCGGAGCAAATTTGACTTTATTTTCTTTCCTTGAGCAGAATAAATTTGAGTGGTGGAAATATGCACAAGATAACATGTTTATTGCTGCTCCAGATAGCTACGATACTGAAATTCTAGAGAAAATGCTAATCAAACTATTTCCAACAGCAATTACTGCCGTTATTGAAGTGGATGTAAAAAAATGGTCAGGTAGAGGGCCTGTACAAACATATAAAGGTAAACCTGTATCTTTTTTATATTGGTTTGAAAAAATATCAAATCCAAATTATATTCCAGCTTGGTTAAGAAAAGATGATGATGTAGAAATATATCAAAAGCCTAGTAAAAGAATGCATTTTACTGAGGTCCCCCACAAAAAAGAGCATAATATCATGGGACAAAGCAGTGGAGAAAAAGATGAGTAATCTCGTTAACCCCAAAATACACTTAATTCACTAGTTTAAATGAAGAAGGAGGGACTGGTACCCTCCTTTGATCTTTTTATAAGAAGTTTGCTAACCAATCTATGATTGACTACCAGTTTTCTTTTATTTCCTGGACAAAATAGTATTTTGCCACAGGTTTTATAATCTTCCAAACCGCCTTGGTAATTTTAGCCTACCATATAGCCCGACGGTAACGATTCAGCTATAGGAGGCTTCTTTTTAATTTATTCATAGAATATCAAATTAGAAATTAAAGGGCCCACCTTAAAGTCCCTAGCCCATTAGGACTGCATAAGGAAAGTACCGCAAAGATATTAAAAATCTTTTTAAGCACTTATATAATCTAAATCAGTTTCTGTATAGTCTAAATTCCTGCAATTATCCATTGCAGGGATTGTCTTTTTACACCCTTCCCTTACATAATACCTTTGAGAAAAACACAAAATAAACATGGAAAGATATGTAGGATTTATCACACAAGACATCCGCTCCGGCGTGACTATTATTTTCATCTGCCTGATACTGATATGCAGCGTCTGTATGCTGGATTTATGGACGGGTATCGATGCAGCCAGAGCAAACAGAGAGAGAATATGCAGCCGCCCGCTGCGTAAGACCGGAACAAAAATCGTCGATTATTTCCGGCTGCTTCTTTTCTTTATCATGATTGACATTCTGGGACTATGCTTTCCCTGGTACAACTTACCATACGGGGCAGTTATCGGCACACTTGGCGTGCTGATTGTCGAAGGCTTGTCTGTCATAGAAAACTTTAAGAAGAAAAAGAGTCATGCGGCAGAAGTAGCTGATTTGGCTATGCGGATTACGGAATGTGCTACACCGGAGGAAGCTCAAAAAATTATCAAAACGATTAAGGAAGGAGTGAAAAAATGAAACAGCTACCACGAGGCCTGCGCAACAACAACCCAGGCAACATCCGCAACTCAGATGCGACAGACTGGCAGGGAGAGGTTCCTGCATCTAAAAAACAAGACAAGACCTTCGAAGAATTCGAAGACATGGCCCATGGTTACCGGGCATTAATCAAGCTGCTGCAGAACTACCGTCAGAAATACGGATGCCAGACGATTGCCGACTTCATCAGCCGATGGGCACCCAGGACAGAGAACAACACATCAGGCTACATTTCACGCGTATGCCAGGAGATGCAGGTACCGACAACCTACGTCCCGAACGTGGAGGACAAAACGACCATGTGTGCCTTCGCAGCTGCTATTTCTCAGGTAGAAAATGGTGTTCCGGCTGTAATGGCAGATGTAGAAAAAGGATGGGAATTGTTATGAGACCACTAATTATTCTTTTTTTCATACTCATTTGTGGTTCGGTGTTTCTCGGATGTAAATCCGGGAAGCACCTTATTTCAGACAGTCACACACAGATCATCGTGCATGACAAACTGGTGCCGGTATTCCGCCCGGCTGATTCCGCATCCATCCGAGCCTTGCTGGAATGCGACTCGAACGGTCGCGTCGTCCTTTCCTGGTTGGACATGGCACAGTCCGAAAACGCACGTCTACGGTTCAAACTGGATTCCATGGGTAACCTGATGGCAGACTTCAAGGTACCTTCAGATACGGTATTCATTCCAGGAAAAGACAGTACAATCATTCAAAAATCAGTGCAGACGATAGAAGTAGAAAGGAGGCTTACCCCATGGCAGAAGTTCTGCATGGTATTCACCATCGTAGTGCTTATTCTCTTTGTGCTGTTTGCAGTGTACAAAATTCGTGTAATCTTAAACAAGAAATAATATGGCTATAGACCAGGTAGCAACCGTCGAGGTACGAGTAAACGGTGAAGAAGCAAAGCAGGAACTCAAGAATCTGGAAACGATTGCGTCCGGATTAAAAAAGGAGCTGGCAGATGCTTACCAGGCCGGTGATACATCTAAAATCAAGCAGGTCACTTCCGAGCTTCGGAAAACGGAGGCCCAGATTAAGACGCTGAAGAAAGATACCACGGCGCTTACCGAGGTAATGAATAACCTCGACAAAGCCACGCCTAAAGAACTTCGTGCCACCCTGACAGCCATCAACCGGCAGCTGAACAGCGGGCATATTAAGCGAGGTTCTGCGGAGTGGAAATACTACCAGCAGCAGGCCAAACTGGTGACGGCCGAACTTCAGAAGATAAAGACTGAAGTACAGGAGACAGAAGGATGGTTGTCCCGCTTCAACAACGGTTTTGCTAAATGGGGCGGCCTGTTGGCGACGGGTGCAGCCACCATCACGGGCGTGTCTATAGCCCTGAATACCCTTCGCAACAACCGCGACTCCAAGGAATCCTCCCAGGCAGAGCTGAAGGCTTTGACCGGCCTGGATGATGAATCTATCCAATGGCTTACAAAACAGGCCGAGCAACTGTCCACTACCATGGACGAGTCCGGTCTGCGCATCCGTCAGTCATCCGACGAAATTCTTCAGGCATACATGCTCATTGGTTCCAAGAAACCGGAGCTTCTGAAGGACAAGGAAGCCCTGAACGCCGTCACTATCGAAGCCATGCGACTGGCTGCAGCGGCCAAAATCGACCTGAAGGATGCCGTGACAGCCACCACTGTATCCCTTAATATGTACGGAGAATCAGCTGACCAGGCAGCCCGCTATGTGAATGTGCTGGCCGCCGGATCCAAAGAAGGTGCAGCCGATGTTTCCGCTCAGGCTGCATCCATCAAGAATGCGGGTGTAGCTGCCTCCGGTGCTGGGGTGAGCATCGAGCAGCTGCAGGGTACCATCCAGATGCTGGCAGAAAAAGGACTGGAGGCAGAACCGGCCGGTACCGCACTCCGTAAGTTCTTCCTGGTACTGCAGACCGGACCGGATGAAACCAACCCGAAGGTAGTAGGCTTGCAGACCGCACTCGAGAACCTGAACAAAAAGTCCCTGACAGCGGCACAGATCCAAACCATGTTCGGCGAAGAAGCCTATTCTGCCGCCACTATCCTGATTGACAATGCGGATAAAGTACGCCAATACACCGAAGCTGTCACGGATACGAACATCGCCATGGAACAGGCAGCCATCAACTCCGACACCAACGAAGCTAAAATGGCACAATACCGCAACAGCATCAAGGAGGCCGGCATCGAACTGATGGAGCGGCTTAACCCGTCGTTGTCCCTGCTTACCGGCTGGACAACAAAAATCATCGTGGCCCTCCCTACCCTGATAGACTGGTGCATAAAATATAAGGCGGTACTGATAGCCTCCGGATCCGCACTGGCCGCATATAATATTGCGGTCAATGCAGCCACCATCTACACAAAAGCGTATAACCTGATAGTCAAGGTCGCAACCGTATCGACGAATGGCTTCAATAAAGTACTGAAGCTGAATCCGGCCGGCCTGGTTCTTGCCGGACTCACTGCCCTTGTAACATACATATCCACAAAACTCATCCCCAATACAGACGCAGCTACAGAAGCACAGCGAAAGTACAACGAAGAATTACAGCGTACTCAGGATGAACTGGAGAAGTATAAAAGCATTGAGGATAGGTACAAAAATATCGATGCCCTGAATGGCCGTCAGCGTCAGCAACTGAAAGCGGATGCAGAGTCCGAACTGGCCATCATCGAAGATAAGTTATCAAAAGAAGTGATAGCTTACCGCAAGTATTATGATGAACAAAAGAAGATTATCGAAGCCCGTACCGATGTAGACGAATCACAGCGTAAAGCCTTGCTTCACTCTCTGGATAACCAGGCAGAAGAAAAAGCTGAGTCCTTGCTGGAACTGGACAGACGGCAAAAGGAACTGAAGAAAATAATCAACTCCATACCAGAGGAGAAAAATACAAGTATCACCACAACCATTACAACCAACGAAAAGACAGTCAAAACAAACAAAGAAAATCCCCAGGTAACAGCAGAAAACAAGCGTTATTACGATGAACTGTCCGATTTGAAACGTACCTATCTGGCCAGCGACGAGATGACACAGCAGGAATACACCCGTTTCATGGAAGACCTGGAGATGCGTCACCTCGAGAATATGATGGCCATCGCCGGACTGGAGCCGGAGAAGCGCCAGCAGATTGAACAGAAAATTCTCGAAGCACGAATCAAGTACAAAGAAGAATGCAACAAGCTGGACGAAGAAGAAGCCAACAAAGCATCTGAAGAAGCCTTTACCCGCCTAGAGAAACAGTACCAGCTGGAGATTGAAAGTGTGACACAGAAGCATTATGCCGGACTTTCATCAGAACAGGAATACCGTCAGCAGCTACTCGATATTCAGAATAAATATTACGACCAGGTGCTTTCTTCTTCTGAAATTTCCGAAGAAAAGAAAGCTGAGATTATTGACAAAAAACAACAGGCAAGCCTTGAAAAATCCCGTAAGAATTACGAAGAAAATCAGCGAAAGATAAGAGAGCAGCTTTCATTCGCACAGAATATAGGTCAGCAGTTTGGCGAAGCATTCTCAGAAATACTGACAGACTCCGAAACGTCCCTGGGTGACTTCATGAAAGCAACCTTGGAAATAATCCTGGACAGCCTTCAAAAAATGATGATTGCATACATAGCTGAAACGCAAATGAAAAATATTGCAACCCTAGGTTTCATCGGACTAGCTAAAGCTGCAGCCGAAATTGCATTAATCACTGCAGCCTTCCAAACGGCAAAGGCTGTAATAAATGGTTTTGAAGAAGGTGGCTACACCGGCTCCGGAAGACATGACGAACCCAAAGGAATAGTCCATGCCGGAGAGTTTGTGGCCAACCGTTACGCCGTCCAGAATCCAGCCATTCGTCCGGTTCTTGACCTGATAGACCAAGCACAGCGAAACAATACCATCGGTAACCTGACTGCAAAAGACGTATCAGCCGTATTATCACCTACAAATAGGTTGACAACAAACAACTACTATCACACAGCCGAATCATCCAGCCAGGAATCAACGGCAGTCATGCTGCAAAATATGAAATGCATGGAGAAACTTCTCAAAAGATTAAACGAGCCGATATTTACTTATACTAAAGCGACTGGTAAAATGGGCGTGAATGAAGCGCAACAGTTAGTAGAAAAAATGAAGAAAAACGTTACACGAACAATAAAATCATGACACAGCTGTTTATCGATTCTAAAGAAGTGAAGTTACCGAGTGAATTTGAACTCGAACTTGTCACAGAAAATCCATACTTTACCAGAGTTGGCTCGTATACCTATGATATTGAAATAGACTTGCGAGACCCTGCCAATCGTGAGATATATAAAAATATCAACCGATTAGATGTAACCACCCGCATAAAAAACCGCAAGGCTATGCTGATTGTGAACGGACTATGTGCGATTAATGGCATTGAGGTAATACTTTCAATAGAATCCTATACAGCGAAGATTCAGATTATAGCCGGCAACTCACAGTTGAATTATGAAGGTGGCGATAGCAGCATAAGGACAGTCGCCTTTGATGAAGTGTCTATATTACCCAGCGAGGCTATTAATACACTCTTCGGAACTTATCCTGAACACAAGGCCGTATATACGCCAATCATCAGTTATATAGACGATGACGGGAATACCAATGTGCTAAATACAGTGGAAGTAGGTGCAGATATTACGTTCACACGAGCAAACAATATTGCTCCACAGTATTACCTGCTATACTACATTGAAAACTTATTACAAAAACTGGGATTCATAAAAGGATATAATGAGCTGGAGCAAAACGACACCTGGTGCCGTATCTTCGTAACAAATCCTTATAAAGAAAATAAACCAGGCGACTTGCTCCCGGACTGGACAATCAACGAATTTCTCGAACAGATAGAAGTATTCTTCAAATGCATTGTATCCATTGATTCGATAAATGGAGTGTACAATATAGTGAACATAGACCGGTACTTTGACAATGCAGGTATCATCTTTATCAATGAGGTGATAGAGGATGAACTGGAGAAAGTATATGACACCGATACGAGTTATTCGTATGCGTATGACAACGTAGCTTACAATCTTCCGAGTGAAGACTATTACAACTACCTCAAACTAAAAGATGGCATACGAGAAGTCTGTACGATAGAACAGAAAGATTCGTACAGAGACTTCAAAACTAACTACGACCAGTATTTTTCAGGCCCCTATCTGCTGACATCAACAGACTACAACCTGGAATACGTGGTCTCAGAATATACTATCAACGATGAAAGCGTAAAAGGATTAAAAATCGTAGACAGGCTGAGAGATGCAGGTGATACGACAAGCCAAAATAAAACTTCTTTCGACATCATACCGGCACAAGTAGATGCCATCTCGATATACAGCAAGACAATCAGTAATTATCTGATAGGGCCTGCTGTAAAAAAAGTCCGTTCTGAAACGGAAAGCCAGGCTATCAATGACCTTATCAACGGAAACGCAGATGTAAAAGGTGACATTCCTGATAAATTATATGTCGGAATATATTACGGCGTCTGTGTAGCGCTTAACAAGGGTACAGGAGAGCACGAAGAAGCGTACTGGGACAAAATGCCTATGTCGTGCCATGATAATTATTTCATAAATAAACCTACTACCATGACCGGTTCACAATCCATACTGGAATTACCATCACATTCATTAATATTAGATGGTGATAATGGGTTGTTCAGCCAAGTGTACAAGAGTAAAAAATCCATTGATACAACCTTGGAATATCATTTCAAATTCATTGCAGACAGAATTTATGAGCTGAATAAGATTTTTCTTATTCGGAACAAAAATTATTATTGCAAAGAGATACACTATAAAATATCATCAAAAGGCATTGACAAGATAGCAGAAGGTATCTTTTATCTCACAGAACAATGAACATAGTCCAAAGCTGTTTTAAGCAGCTCCGGATTT